ACCGCGGTCGAGTCTCTCCTCAAGATCGCTGACGGGATTCAACGGATCACCACCGGCCGGTTCCTGCCACCGGACCTGATCGTGATGCACCCACGCCGCTGGGGCTGGTACACAGCCGCGGTCGACACCTCGGGCCGGCCACTGCTCGGCGTCGAAACTGACGCCCGCAACGTCGTCGGCCACGGCGAAGCCGCTGCCACCGGGATCGTTGGTTCAATCCTCGGGATACCTGTCCTGGTCGATGCCAACGTGCCAATCAACCTTGGCGCCGGCACCAACGAAGACGCGATCATTATCGCCGTAACCGACGACCTCCTCCTCTGGGAAGAGAACGGCGGCCAGCCGCGAGAGCTCCGCATCGAGATCCCATCCAGCCTCGAAGTGACCCTCGCCGTTTACGGCTACTCGGCGTTCACCGCTGAGCGCTACGTCGCAGGCATCGCATCCATCGAAGGCACCGGCCTCGTAACGCCCACTTTTTGAGTTGGCTAGTGGCTGAGTGGAGTTGCTCTCGCTGCGGCGAGAGGGATGGGATTATGGCCTACGGCAAGAATCCCTGGTGCAAGGCGTGTTATCGGGAGTGGCACCGCTCTCGGTACACGCCGAGCACCGGGGCTGACGACGACGTGAGACCGTGCGCCAAATGCTGGGCACTCTACCGTCCGAAGCAGCGTCGACCGTCGCTGTTCTGCTCTCGGGTTTGTAAAGACGAAAGCAGAAAGGCACAGAACAAAGCTGATCGGATCGCATCGAAACAGAATCGGGACTGTGCGTGGTGTGGCGGGCTGGTGTCGAGTTCGATGCGATCCGACGCCAAATTCTGCTCCTCTGCGTGCAACTCGAAGGCACATGCATCCACCCGAAAAGCATCTACCCGAGCAGGCCTTACGAATCGCTCGGGTGATCTGATCTCGCTCTCGTACGTGGGCGAGAGGGACCGTTGGAGGTGTGGGATCTGTGGTGGGCGGGTGAGTAAGGGGCTGGTACACCCAGATCCGAGAGCACCATCGCTTGATCATGTTGTGCCTCTTTCACTCGGAGGTGCGCCAACAGACCCGACCAATCTCCAACTCAGTCACTTGCGTTGCAATCTCAGAAAAGGGAATACACCCACAGGCGAGCAACTCCGCCTTATCGGGTGACTCAAAATCCAAACCCAACATCGAAAGGAGGCCAGAGATGGCCCCACGCAGAAAGAAAGAGACGACACCCGATGTCGAACCAAACCGCAAGCGAGTCATCGCGCTCCTCGAGGAACGCCGCGGCTACATCGCCCGGCGACTCGAAGACCGAATCGCCGACGTCGATGCCCAGATCGCCCTCTACGGCGGCGCTGACATCGCGACCGAGGACAAACCCGATGCAGAGGGCGATACCCCAGCCGGCGACGACCCGGTAGACGAAGGAGGTGATGACTGATGGCTACCGAAGTTTGGGATGACGCTTTTCTGACGATCAACGCTGTTGATCTGTCGGACCATATTCAGTCTGTCTCGTTCACGTACAGCGCCGCTGAGCTCGATGACACCGCGATGGGCGATGACACCCATTCGCGTAAGGGCGGTTTGAAGGACTGGGGGATCACGGTCAAGTGGCATGAGGACTTCGCTGCCGCTTCTGTCGATGCGACGATGTTCCCCCTTGTCGGAACGAACCCGGCCATCGTGCTACGCCCGCGCAAGGCAGACGTCAAGTCAGCGACGAACCCTGAATACACGGGGACAGGATTCGTTCCGTCGTACGGGTTCGGAGGCAACGTCGGAGATCTGCTCCCAGCAGACACTCAGATTCAAGCCGCCGGCACCCTGGCCCGCGGGGTCTAACCACCAGTCGATGTCAGGTCGGGCAGACCACCATCGCATGGCCCCTGCCCGGCCTGATGTCATCTATCTAGAGAGGGTCGACGGATGACAATCACCAACGGTTACACCACGCTGGCCCGACTCAAAGACCGGATGGACAACCAGAGCTCGGGCAGCGACACGAACCTCGAGGAAGCCATCGAGTCAGCCTCACGTGAGATCGATGGCAACACCATGTGCGGCCGCCAGTTCTACAAGGTCACCGATGTCCGCAGGATCGCCTCACCGTATGGCGGCTATTGCTTGTGGGTCCCAGACATCGTGCACAGCACGATCACGTCAGTGAAGATCGACACAACCGACGACGGAACGTTCGATGCCACCTGGGTCGAGGGCACAGATTTCGTTGTCGAACCCTACGCAGGGGAGCTCTCGGCCGGTGTCCAGTTCCCAATCACCCAACTCATCGCCCTCGGTTCAGCCTGGCCTTCTGCAGGCCGCCGGCCGCGACGTGTCGAGATCTCCGCCGATTTCGGGTGGGCCGCTATTCCTGACCCGATTCGCCAGGCCTGCCTCGAGCTAGCCGCTTTCCGATTCAAACTCAAAGACGCCGCGCTTGGTGTTGCTGGGTTCGGTGAGTTCGGCGACATCAAAATCAAGGACCTACCGACCATCAAGAAAATCGTGCAGCCATACGCCCGTAGGCGTCTCGGGTTCGCCTGATGGACCCAGCAGCAATCCGCACGGCCCTCAAGACCCAGCTCGAAACCCAGATCCCTGGCCTCAACGTGTACGAGCATGGGTACTCCAGCGTCGAAATTCCGGCTGCGCTGATCGCAATCCCCGAGATCGACTACCAGGTATCGATGCGCGGTGATGGCGGCCAACTCAACCGGCTCAAAATCACGCTCATATGTGTGCTCGGCACAGCCGACGAACGCGACTCGCTGCCACGCCTCGACGGCTACGCAGCCACGACCGGGCCGACATCGATACAGGCAGCCCTACGCGCCGACCGATATCTCGGTGGCGCTGTCCACCAGATCGTGGTTAAACGGCTGATCAGGGCAGGGAAATACAACCTCGGAAACGTCGACGTGTAACGGAAGGTAAACCCATGGCAACAGCCAAGAAGGCGCCAGCCAAGAAAAAGGCCGCCACCAAGAAGACGCCAGCCACGCCAGATGAGCCCACCTACAAGGTGGTGGGTGAACATCCCGTCGACGGCCACGAGCCCGACACCAAGGGTCTGACTGTCGAACCCGCCGACCGGGCTGCACGACTCGTGCGCGCCGGCGTAATCGAAAAGGAGTAGGCCAATGGCAACGGTATGCCTAGTAGGAACCGAGCTCTACCTCGGTGGTAAGAATCGCTCAGCCGAAATGGACCAGTTCGCGTTGCAGTACACGTCAGCGGGCAAAGACATCACGACGTTCGGCGATAAAGGCACCCGCCGGCGTCGCGGCACCCGCAAGGACGCCACGATCGAAATCTCAGGATTCTGCGATTTTGCGAGCGCCGACTTCGGCGACGTTGGCGGTGCCGGTAACCCCTCGCTGTTGATCACCGATCCGACCGGCGCCGACCTCGCAGTTGTCGAGGGCGACATCGCCTATATGGCCAACATGTTTTCGTCGAAACTCGACATCGGTGATGCCGTCTCGGAGATCGCGCCGTTCTCACTCACCCTCGGCAACCTTGGCACCGCTCCACTGGCCAGGGGCCCACTGGTCTCGGTCACAGCAGGAGCGGTCACCGCCGAGGTGCAACCGGTCACGAACGTGCCTCACGCCGTCAACCAAGTCGGCATCGTCATCTGCACCGTGGCCATCACACCAGGCGGTGCCGGCGGCAACATCAACGTGTCGGTCGACTCAGACTCCGACGCAGGTTTCGCCTCACCGATCACACGCCACGCCTCGGGCGCAGTAGCAACTGCGGGCACCGAGTACATGAGCTTCGTTGACCTTGGTCTGTTCACAGGTGAGGACTACTGGCGGGCCACCGTCACCGCTGACGCCGCTGTCACCTCGATGTATGTCGCTGTCGGGGTCTACATCCCCACGGCATGATCGATCACACCATCAAGATCGAAGGACTTGATGAGTTCCGCCGGCAGCTTCGCGCCGCTGACCCGAAATTCGGGCGCGAGATGGGCCGCATCAACCAGGCGGTGGCCAAACCCATCGCCATCAAAGCCGCCTCCCGAGCTCAAGCGTTGGGCGGATCGGCGGCCAAAGGGTCCAAGACGACCAAAGCCGCCCGCAAAGCCAAGGCCGCGGTCATCGCGGTCGGCGGCCCCCAGGCGCCGTGGATGTGGGGCGCAGAGTTCGGATCTGAGCAGTACGCCCAGTTCCCGGCGTGGCGAGGCAACCAGTGGAACCCCGTCGGTGGTGGTGTCGGCTACTTCCTGCATCCCACCATCCGCGACGAACGCGACAACAGCGACGAAATCTTCCTCGGCGGGATCACCGAGCTCGTGTCGAGAGCATTCAACCAATAACAACCCCTGAGAGGGCCATGCGATGTCAAACAAGAAACCGGGCGGTCGAACGACACCCAAAGGCACCCGACCACCCACCAAAAAGAAGGCGCCACCGGCCGATAGTGATGCTGTTGTCCGTTTCAAAGTCGGCGACAAAATCCACACCCTCGACTACGCCCTGATCGGCGCCAAAGACGAACGGGCAATCCGCCGAGAGACCGGCATGTCGTTCGACCAGGTCATCGATGCGTTCACCGAAGCGCCCGGCCTGGACCTGGTCGCGGTGATGGTGTGGCGGGCCCGAATCCAAGCAGGCGAAACCGGTCTAACGCTCGAAGAGGTCGAGGAAGGCATCACCTTCTCAACCGAAATGGACGTCATCGAGGACGACGACCTGGGGGAAGACCCCGCCGGCGGCTGATCTCCCAGTTGCCGGCACTCGCACATTGGTTCGGGATCATGCCCTGGCACATCGACGGCCCTCAATGGCTATCTGACCTTGAACTCGAAGTGTTCGTAGCAGCCATCCCCAAACCCGACGACTGATCTACCGCCGGGAGGTGGCCGATGGAACGCAAACTCGAAGTCACCATCCTCGGCGACGGATCCAAAGCCCAAAAAGCGTTCAAGAACGTCTCCGACTCGGCAGGCAAATTCGGGGGCAAGCTCGGCAAAGTATTCAAAGCCGCCGCCCTCGCCGGCGGCGTCGCTGTCCTTGCGCTCGGTGCAGGCGTCATCAAGCTCGGCCTGTCGTTCGATAAGGCCAACAAAGCCATCGCCGTGGCCACCGGAGCCACCGGAGACAAGCTCAAAGGGCTAACCGACTCGTTCAAAGACACCATGGGTCAAGTCCCCGACTCCATGGACCTCGTCGCCGCGTCACTCGGCACACTGAATACGTTGACCGGAGCGACCGGTGATGCACTCGAGGACATGGCCGTCCAAGTCCTCGACGCCTCACGCATGCTCGGAGAGGACGCAGCCGGTAACGCTGACGCGTTCGGTAAGGCAATGAAGCAATGGCAGATCGACTCTGCTGACGGACCCGAGCTGCTCGACTCGCTGTTCAAAGCCACCCAGGACTACGGCGTCTCCCTGGGCGGCCTGCTGGGCAACATGAACAAGTTCGGCCCGGTCATGCAGAACGCCGGGTTCAGCGTCGGTGAGACAGCGGACCTGATGGGCCGCCTCGAATCTGCCGGCATTCAAGTCACCCGAGTCATGCCAGGCATGAACGCAGCGTTCCGCAAAATGGCCGAAGCCGGCAAAGACCCCCGCGAAGAACTCGGCCTGATCTTCGACGCCATGAAAAACGCAGGCTCCGAAGCCGAAGCGCTCAACATCGCCACCACGAACTTTGGCGCCGAAGGCGCCCAGCGCATGACCACTGCTGTTCGCAACGGTGTCCTGTCGATGGATGACCTCGGCTTGGCCCTCGAGGACCAAGCCGGACTGATCCAAGACACCAACGCCCGGACAGCGTCCCTTGGTGATAAGTGGGCCGAGTTCGCCAACAAAATGAAGGTCAAGGTTGCGCCCATCGCGATGAAAGCGATGGAGCTCATCATGGCCGCCACCGCCGCGCTGCAACCACACATCGAGACGTTGGCCACGTTCATCACAGCGCAGGTCATTCCCGCGGTCGCCCGGTTCGGCGATGAGGTGATCAACCGCCTAACACCGGCGTTCGACGCGGTCCGTTCGTTTATCAGCGACAAGCTGGTGCCGGCGTTCAAGGACGTTGCTGCGTTCATTTCGGATGTAATCGCGCCTGCTGTCGCTGATTTCGCGCGGGTGGCGTTGCCCAAAATCGTTGAAGCATTCCAGACCGTTGCCAGCGTGATCACAGACAGGGTCATCCCGGCAATACAGGCCGCGGGCGACTGGTTCGCCGATCACCGTGGAGTGGTCGAAGGCATCGCCGTCGTCGTCGGGACGGCGCTGGTAGTAGCTCTAGGTGCAGCCGCTGTCGGGTTCGCTCTCACGGCCGCGGCCGCAGTCACAGCAGGCATAGCAACAGCAGCAGCCTGGGTCGTGGCCATGGCGCCCTTCATAGCCCTCGTCGCCGCCGTCGCAGGGCTAGTTCTGCTCTACCGCAACGTCGAAGGGTTCCGCAACGTCGTCGATGCCATGGCCAAAGGTGTCACGACGGCGATCGGCTGGGTGGTCGACAACTTCCATTTCATCACCACCGCGGTGCAGTCAGCGTTCACCGCGGTCAAGCCGATCATCGCCCAGTTCCTCACCGTTCTCGACCCGATCGTCGACACATGGCGCAACGTCATCGGCGCCATCAAGGCCCTGTTCACAGGCGACTTCGCAGGTGCCCTCACTGCCGCCAAGGACGCCATCGTTTCGGCCCTCAGCGTCTGGCTGAGGCTGTTCGTGGAGTGGCCAGCAAAGATCGGCGTGGAGTTAGCCAAAGCCGGCCTCGAACTTGTCAAATGGGTCGGGCCTGCCATTCCTGGGCTGATCGTTGAACTCGTCAAGATGCAGGTGAAACTGCTGGCGTGGTTCGTGGAACTCCAAGGAAAGATCGGTATTCAGCTCGCCAAGTGGGGTGTCGAGTTCGCCACCTGGGCCAGCGGTGTGCCGGGCAAAGTGCTGTCCTCGATCGGCAACCTCGGCGTTGTCCTGATCGCCAAAGGCGCCGACCTTATTGCAGGCCTCGCATCGGGCGTCTCGAACAGGTGGACCAACCTGCGAGCCTGGTTCGCTGACCTTGGCGGCATCATCGTGCGCGCCGTACCGAACCTGCCCGGCTACCTGTGGCCTAAGGGCTACGACCTCGTCAAAGGCCTCGCCGCCGGCATCTCGAACCGTTGGGCCAACCTGCGCAAATGGTTCGCTGACCTTGGCGGTGTTGTTGTGCGCGCTATCGGCGACATGGGTCGGGCTTTGTATAACAAGGGCCGCGACCTCATCCAAGGGTTCGTCAACGGCATCCGCTCTAAGGCCGGCGACATCGCGGGCGCTCTGGCCTCGGTGGTCCCTGGCGGCGGCTTTGCTGTCGGAGCCGCCAAGAAGGTGGCCGGAGTGTTCGGGTTCAACGCAGCTGGCGGCGAAGTTCCTAGGTTCGCGGCGTCTGGTTTCACTGTGCCAGGTCGTCAAGGTGTGCAGGTGCCCACGATTCTTCATGGCGGCGAAAGAGTCCTAACTCAGGGCGCGACGAACTTCGGGAGCAGCCAAGGCGCTCCGATGGGTCTCAATGTGACGATCAATCTGCATTCGCCGGCGACGACTGCTGATGCTCAGCGGATCATGGACCAGATCGTCACCTATGTCGAAACACGCGGCTCGGTGCCACCGAAGGTGAAGAAAGCGTTTGCCAATGTCTAAGTCCGATAAGACCCGCCTGGCTCTGCTGCTGCACTACACCGGCAAAGCAGGCGATTACGGCTCGGCCGCGGCCCGCTATGCCCGTCTGTGGACAGTCCTCCCCGCTCTCGATGGCACCGGCGGCACCGAGGTTACTGGAGGTGCTTATGCGGCGACGTCGTGCGCTGGGAGCTTCCCGAACGCGGCTACCGGTGACCTGTCAGTGTCGAACAACGCCAAGATTACGTTCCCGACCGCGACCGCGGATTGGGCTACCGGTTCCGACCGTGTTGTCGCAGTCAGCATCTCCACCGCGTCGACAGGAACCACGACGTTCCTGTTGATTCAGGCGCTTGACGATCCTGTCGAGGTGCTCAATGGCACTGTGTTCGAGTTCGCTATCGGCGCGCTGGTGTTTCAGGAGTCCTGACGTGGCTGTCGTTTGGACATCGCGAGTCGAGAATCTGCTCGATAGCCAGGGCCGCCCAGCGCCCCGCGCCGATGTGTGGCTGCTGTTCCATGACGACGGCCGGGTCACCTGGCAAGAAGCCACCGAGGAGACGGTGTCTAAGGGCGGATCGTCGGGGTCGACTACGCCTGGCCGTTCCGGCAAGCGCGGCAGGATCCCCGCCGAGGTGAAGCTCGCCAAAGACGCCTACACGGCCGCCAAACCTCGCCGCACAACCGCCGATATCGAAGGCACATTCGCCGGCGAACGCAACGAGGACGGATCTCCTGGCCTTCCAGTGTTCAAACCTGCCGGCAGACCGCCGATCATCCCGCCCAAACCCAAACCTCGACCCAAACCGAAACCCGAGACCAAGCCGCCAGACGAGATCCCGCCGGGCCCAGCAGGCAACCCAGACGACCTACGCCCGCCTCCCGCGGTCGAGCCAAGGCCCAAACCGAAGAGGGGGCGATAGTAGTGAACGTGCTTCATGTCGGTTCCAAGGGTGCTGACCCAGGAGCCACAGGCGATCAGCCCATAATCGACCGGCTCAAAACCACTCTCGGCCACACCATGACGTATTTGGATGGCGACGGTAACCCTGCCGGATCCGACATCACAACGGCCGCTGAGCTTGCCACCGCAGCCGCAGGTAAAGACCTGGTGGTGTTGACCAGCTCCATGGTCCCAGCGTCCATCAAGGGCGACATCTTCGCCGGGCTAGCGATACCTGTAATCACGTCTGAGGGCACCACTTGGGACGACGACAAGTTCGTGACCGCGGGCAAAGCCGCCGAGACATCGTCGACACACACCCAAATCACGATCGTGGCGCCTTCGCACCCATGCGCCGGGGGTCTCACCGGCGATATCACTTTGCTGGGCAACCCGAAGAAACTGAACTACGCCATCGCCGCGTCGCTACCGGCCGGCGTCACCCCGATAGCCACAGTCAAAGGCGACTCAACCCGTGTGGTCCTATGGGCTGTTGAGGCTGGTGGGGTGCTCGATGACGCCACAACCGCTAGCGAACGTCGTGGTGGGTTCCCCACGATCTATGACGCCGCCGCACACCTCACCGGCGACGGCTGGACTCTGTTTGACGCCATGGTTGATTGGGTTGGGAACCCGACCGCGGCGATAACACCATCAGCCACCCACAGCGGCACCGATGTCCACACTGCTGCAGGTCAGGCAGTCGATTCGGCCGCGACCAAACCTGAAGTGATGCTCGAGGTTGCGTGGGGTGTCAACTGGGACACCGAACCGGCAGACGCCCAATGGTCCGACGAGTCACCCAAGGTGCGCCACCCTCAAATGATCCGCTTCGCCGGCGGTGGACGATCAGCCGACCTTGGCCGCACTGAACCCGGGTCGATGTCGTTCGCTTTTGACAACCGCACCAGATCCTTCGAGCCGGGCTACGCCCCGAACGTACGGCCACGCACCCACGTCAGGCTCAAAGTGAAGTGGCATGGGGTGGAACATCACATGTGGCGCGGCTACATCACCTCATGGCAACCGCTGTACCCCGACAAAGGCCACGACTCGATCGTGATGGTCCAAGCCGTCGACCTACACGCAGTCGCGGCCAACACCGAGCTCGACGGCGGCCACATCAACAACTACATCAAAGACTCACCAGGCGGACTTCACATCCCCCTCGACGAGCAGTCAGGCGACTACGCCCGCGAGATCATCACACCGCTAACCAACGGGCTCTGGATCGCGAACGTCAACCTCAACGACGACACGTTCGCCGCGGACGGTGTCTCCAAATCGCAGTACCCGCGTAAAGACAACGCCGCTCAGGCCTACGAACCGCTGTTCAACATGGCCAACACCGGGCCCATGACCATCATGTTCTGGTTCCGCAACAACGGCACCACAGTCGACCCCTGGTACCTCGCCGAGGTTCGCGACACCTCGTTCGCCGCGTACTTCTACTCGTGGCGAATGCAGCTCGACGGCGGAATCGATGTCACCTGGAACAACGACGGAGGCTCCGCCTACACCACAGTCGTGGCCACCTCCGACGGAATGGACGGCAACTGGCATTTCATCTCGCTAGTGCGCTCCGGATCCGGTACGTCGTGGACTGTGCAAGCCTTCCTCGACGGCCAACCGTTAGCAGACGCCGTCACAGGCCCAGTCGAAACACCAGGCGGTGTCGACCCGGCCCAAGTCATCGCCTACGGATGGAATTTCCTTGGGTGGACCGGCCAGATATCGGTGTTCTCCGAAGCGCTATCCGATGTGGCCATCACCGAAATCTACGACTCCTACCTCGACATCTTCCCGCAGCAGGCCACGTCGGATCGCATCGAAACCATCCTGTCGTCATACCTGTCACTCGACCCGGCACTCATCAACCTCGACACCGGCCTATCCGTCATGCCGACACGGAACCTGCACCGCAAATCGGTCGCCGAAGCCCTCGACAAAGCCGCCGAAGCCGAACTCGGACTGTTCTTCATCGACGGCAAAGGCCGAGCCACCCTCCACAACCGCACCCGCCGTAACCTTTCCGTCCCAATCCTCGAGGTCGGCCAAGGCACAGCTGTTCCCATCAGCGACGTCGGCTACCGCTCCGCCGAAGACATGATCGTCAACACCGTCGTAGTCGACCGCGCCGAAGGCACAGACTCGGCCTCAGCGGTCGATCGCACCTGCGTAGCCCAAGACGGCGAGAAACGCCTCGACGTCGCCCTAGACGTCACCCAACAAGACCTCTCCCAGTCATACGCCGACCACCTACTCGCAACCCGCAAAACAGCCGCGCTGCGAATCGATCGCGTCACCTACAAACCCGACCCCTCCACCTACGGCACACTCCTAGCCGCCAAACTCTCAGACCGGCTACGAGTCAAACACGACCCAATCGACGACAACAGCGTTGAGACTCACTTCAAATTCCCTGGCGCAGGAGCTTCCGGAGACTTCTTGGAGTCGCCCGCTTCGCCCGCTCTAAACGTCGGTGATCTCCAAGTCATATGCAAACTCTCGAACCCCGGAGCGACCGGAGTCTCGAACCCGGTCGGAGGGCAATGGGGATCGTCCGATGCCTGGCTCCTCGGCTTCGCCTCAGGTGGTTTGCCGTATTTGGCGTGGTCGGCTGATGGCTTCTCGACGGTGTCGGGCGCTTACTGGGCCTCGTCCATGCTCTCCGCCGCCGTTGGGGAGGATGTCTACCTCAAGGGAACCGTCGATGTCGACAATGGGGCGAGCGCGAGCGAACTCAAGTTTTACGAATCGGCGACCGGTGAAGAGGGCGACTGGGCCCAGCTTGGAGTAACACGAACACTCACGGGGTCGCTGTCAATCTTCAACTCGACGGAACCTCTCAACGTCGGAGCGTATCTCTCCGGGTACGCGTCGTTCCGCGGCGACAGAATCTACTGGCTCGAAGTGTACGACGGGATCGACGGCACCCTCGTGGCCAGCTGCGACGCGGCGGACGCTATAGACGACGACACCTCGTTCGTCTCATCGGCCACGAGTGAGCCGTGGACGCCGAACGGGAACGTCACCCTCGAAGGCAAAGACATCGACTACCACGGGTTTATTGAACACCTCGGCTGGGAAATCGACGCCGAAGACTGGGCCACAACCCACCGGATCAGCCCACAAGCCCTCTCCATCACCAACTTCTAACAGGAGACACACACCTCATGACTTTCACTGAAGCTGCTGCGCGCCTCGAACGCAATATCGAAGCCACCGCCGATCATGTCATCGACCTCGAGGACCTGATCGGACGAACCGCTCAGAGCTCAATCGAGATCGCTTCCCGCCTTGGTGTTCTCGAGCAGAAGGTCGCCGCGCTCGACGAACCCACACCACCCCAACCCACCACGGAAACGGCCTGGGGCGCACCGATCGCGCCGGCCCCGAAAGCATCGTTCTCGACGCTCGTCTACCCGGCCGGCAGCAAGTTCACATCAGCACACCCATACCGGTCCAACGACACCCGCGCCGGCTACATCGCGTTACGCGCAGACAGCATGGCCGCCCGGCACGCCGCAGACACCACCAACGACCCAACCGACATTCTTGAACGAGCCGAAATGTGGCTCGCTCTCGACCCGGTCACATCTATGACATGGACCAAAGGCGGCCGCCTCGCCGACCTGGTCCACCTCACAGGACTAATCGCCGCCGCCGGCGACGTCGGCCTAACGCTCAACAGCCCCAACGGCCAATCATGGCTCTCGGTATGCATGGGGCTCCTCCGCAACCCCAACTGGAAACGACGCCACAACTTCCAGACCTCGGTCTGGCTCCTCGCCGCATCACTGCATCACGCCCAAGTGACCGGCACCACCATCACCGAGCTCGCCGACCTCATCGACGGACACATACGGACCACAATCCGAAACAACACCGACGACGAAGCCGCAACCCACAACTCAGGCCGAGGGTTCCACTACTGCATCATGAACGCCCTCGGCATGTGCCACGCCGTCACGTTCCTCCGCACCCACGACAGCCCACTCCCCGCGAAAGCCCTCGGCGAGCTCGAACGCAACATCGCCGGGATCGAACCCCACATCGAACGATGGCACGAGGGCGAGCTGTTCAGATGGGTTGCACCAAACGGAGCCACATACCAAGGCCGCTCAACGCCAGGAGACCGCAACCGTCGACTGTCCTCATGTTTGCGTTGGTGGGCTCACGCCGAAGGCATCGCCCCACGACCGGCCGTCACCCCAGCCCAGACGCCCTACTGGTCGATGGCCATGCCGCCAACCTCGCCATGATCGACCTCGCCCAAGCGATGGCCGAGTTCGGCCTCGACTACCAAGACCACCGCGTCGACGGATACAAGAACCGGGCGTTCACACCCGGCGGCCTGCTGATCCATCACACCGCGTCGAACCGACGCAACCCGATGATGAACCACAAGCTCTACACCGCTGGACGGCAAGGCCTACCCGGCCCGATCGTCCAAGTAGGCCTCGGCCGAGACAACGCCGTGCTCCTCTTCTCAGACGGCTACTGCAACCACGCCGGACGGGCGTCACGCAAGGCTGTGCTGGAAACGATGCGAGGCAACACCGTCGTCGCCGACGCCGCTGCACGAAGCCTGAAAGATAGCCGCTGGTTCTCAGCCAACAAACGCCTCGTCGGAATCGAAGTCGACCTCGACGGCATCGGAGAACCCCTCCAAATCCACCGCCGCCGAGCACTCGTCGACCTGTGCGCTGCGATCTGTGTGCACATGGGGTGGCATGGCGGTCACGCCACCACCCACCGCCACATCACCACACGCAAAATCGATATCTACGCACCCGACTTCCCGACCTGGGACAAATTCCAGCACGAAATCAACCTAAGGATCGCCAAGCATATGCAGATCGAACTTCAGGCCCCAGGCCGCTTCTGGACCGGTGGTCGCTGGCCGGGATGGGTCATCAAACGAGACGGCTCAGTCGTCAGCAAAAACGGAGCGCCTCAGCTCGTCAAGCTGTCCGACATCCTCAGACCGTTCGGCGTTACCCGCCCCAGTTCCGACATCACAGCCGCGTGGTGGGACGAAGACCTCGACCTGCTGGTCCTCAAGTCTGAAGCCGATGGCGGCACATTCGCGCTCGCAGTCCTGTGAACATCGCCGACCGGATCCGCTCACGACCAGGAGCCCTAGCACTCTGTTTCGTCACAACCGGATGGGCGGCCACGTTCCCCACCAGAAACCGGCCCGGCCCACCACTATCAGGACTAGTCGACCTCATCGGCCGCAACGCTGTCATCGCCCTTCTAGCCGCCATGACCATCGCCTGGGCCTGGTTCGTGGTCGCGCAGGCTCACACCATCGCCGGAACCCGAACCCGCTGGCTCATCGCTCTCGTCTCGTTCTCGTGGTGGCTGTTCGTCGCCATCGAGTTCGCCACACGCGATATCAACCGCGAAGGATCCTGACGTCACGACATCACCGCCGGCGGTGTAGTCGTA